AACTTCATCACCACTTAAATCACGAATTGCTTTCCTATGATAACTGATGGGTTGGGAGGGGACATAGTATTCACGATAACAAATATAGATACCATCAATAACTGCAAACCAAAGGCAGCAAGTAGGAGAAGCATCCCCGTGATCGAGTACTCTAAAGAGATTACCTTTTCTACGAATCTTATCAAATAACTCATCGTTGTATTCAATTAGCGATGCACTCGGTAAAGTATGAATTTGTGCATTACTAATCCCCCATTGTCCTTTTACGTACTTAGCTACCCACTCTTCATCATGTTTAAGAGCTTCGGAATAAGTCTCGGAGCTACCCAAACCTGCATCCCATTCTCCCTCTGTATAAAAGTAGTTTGGCCGTCTTTCGAGAGAGTCTGGATGATATTTTCTAAAGATATAGTGGAATTGGGTATCTGGGTTGCAGAGCAACATGTTGTAGGAAGGAGCAATTGGTTTTCCAGTTTTTGGGGATCTTGGCCAGTTGTCATTTAATAGACTTTCTGGGATTTGTGCATCATCCCACCTTCCAATACGACCGTCAAGGACATCATAGACTTTTTCTTCTGTTTCTTCAGCTTGATCGACAAGAGAACTGTTGATTTCCAACCCTCTAAGGGTACTTTCATCTACTTTGTCCAGGTGTAGCCAATATATAACGGACTTGTTGATAAATTCTGTAAAACCATCTTGTTCGTTGTGCCGTGCTAAAAGTTCCCTCGGACAAATCTTGAAGAATGTCTGCATTGTAGTTTTCTTCAAGTCGGCTAATGTCTGCCTGGATATTGCCATCCTGTAATTTGGGAATGTAGTAAGTAGGGTAAATGCTTTCAGACATCCTGAGTAAGTTTTCCCGTTGTTGAATCCACCACTAAAACATTGATTTCTTTGAGTTGCAAAATAAAATTCACGTTGAGCAGCGTTTGCAAAGTTTATATTTAATTCCATTTATGGTGTCCAAGTAGTAACCATAGGAACTGTTGTTCTCATCCACTGTGGAGGTGGCCCAAGAACTCCATTTGTTGAAATTTGTGGACCACAAAAATACAAGTATCCATTTATATCAACTGCAAAAGCTCCAGAAGCTTGTGAAGTTGCAACTGGAGGGGTTCCCATAGAATTTAAATTTGGACATTGCCCCGGGCCAGTAGGAGGATTTAGAGCATAAGTAAATTGCATTAAGTTATACTCTACTTGACATTGTGGGCCGTTACAGAGGAAAAATCCTCCATTTGGAATAATAAGAGCAACTGGATCTCCTGGCCCTTGAACTGGGGGTGCTGTTGAAGTTGCTGTCATTGTCCAAGGAGTAACAGTCTTATTTATAGTAACTGTCGAATCCGGGGCCGCACATACAAATGAGATAAGAGAATAAGTATTAACAACACTATTTTGTACGGCTATTGTTAATTGTCCAGCCGGACACAATACAGTGGTGGGCACAAAAGCTGTTTGAGCTTTCAGACCCACCAAGGAAACTAAAAGTAAAATCCAACTCCGCATAGAATTAGGATTTGACTACTGAGGGAGTTGCAGCACTTGAAGTTGTAGTTGTTGCAGGAGTGTTAGCAGCTACGGCGGCCCCAAGATTAGTAACATTCGTATTTACTTGAGTAACCAAAGCATTCAAAGCCGTCTGAGTTGCAGCGTCTCCAGAATTATTACTAATAGTAGTAATTTCCGCTGTGAGAGCTTGAAGAAGAGTAATTGCAGATTGTTCCACAGAAGTATCCTGTGTAACCGCTGCTGTAAGAGCTGTAATATCAACTGACATTTGTTGTAACCTTTCTAAAATTAAGTCTAATTTGTCACTTTTACACATCTAATTTGACGAATGCGTAGTTGTTGTAGTAATTGTCGGAACCCCAGTTGCACTTTGTCGTACTGTCTGGGCCGCCGCCAATGTCTGAAGAATCTGGCCAAATTGATCTGATGAGACTACTACACCTTTTGATTCAAGTGCAGAAATCACAGTCCCAACTTCAATAATAATAGGGCCAGCCATAGGAACTGCTGAAATACCAGGAATCTTTGATGCAAGAGCTATTCCAGCAGCTATATCTTTACCAATATTCTCAAGTATAGTAATAAATGTCATTCTATGTTCCCACAACTCTCCAAAGATATTCCGGACCGATAAGTCCTTGAGCGACAACAAAATAGTACTCAACTTCGTTTTGTTCATATTGTTGTCCTGGTTTAAAAGTCGTTTCAGCAGCTTCTGAAGAAAAATAAAACCCTCCACCAGCATAACTACCTACATATGGAGCCGCAGGGGGTGGGATAACTGGGGCTTCAAAAGGAGGATAATCAGCAATGTTCGTACTCACTACTATACTACCTGGAGGATATGGGGGATTTGCATTATAAGATGGAATACCAGGAAATGTAAGACCAGGAGCAAGTGTAATCGGGGCTGCAAGAGCACTCGGCACCCAAGTATATCCATATTGTTGTCTTTCAAACATCGTGATATATGGATCACCTGCAAAAGCATCAATAGGAGCATCTATAAGAAGTCCTGAAGTTGCTAGGTTAAATGCAGTATTGTAGCGAGTTGTTGGGTCCAGGGCCGTGCCAGAAAATCCCATGTATCCAGCAAAAAGTGCTTGGATACGGGGATCTTTAGAGAGCACATAAGCTGTATCAAAAGTCTGTGCTACTGTTGACATTATTGTCCTTGATAAGCAAGCTGGACTTGTGAAATAAGAGCATACGCCTGCTGAAGAGCAGCAACGGAAGCTGTATCAGTTTGAGGAACTTGACCTTGAGCAGACTGAAGAGAACTAGCAATTTGAGAAAGAGTATCAGAGAGATTCATAAAATTAACCTTTCACTTTTTTAAGATTTGGATTCTTTTTCTTGGCGGCCGCACTTGCATGACGAGTACGAGAAGCTAGAATTGCACCGGCCACTTTTTTAGAATAACCTTCACGTTCGATGGAACCTTGAACAGCTTTGAAGCCGGGATGCTTAGGCATTTAAAATTCCTAGTGTATTTGTTTCATTAAGTTTTGCAAATTCACCAAATTTTTGAATAGCTGCTTTGTTATATGCCTGAGCAGCTAAAATTTCTGAGTCCCAATGCCCTAGAAATATTTGTTTTTGATTAATTTTAATATATGCTCGCCAACAATTATATTTTTTAACCCAAGAAACACCTTTATATTTAGAAGAAGTATCTTGAATTTTAGATTTATGAGCCTCTTGTTGTCTACGATTTGCTGGCCTTAAATTATCCCTTTGGTTATCTAATCCATTTTCATTGATATGATCTGGAGTTAAATTTATATCATCTAAAGGGAGAACTAATTGATGCATTAATACATGTTTGGTACCAATAATAGTTCGAGCATAAAAACTCTTATGAACTTTCATTAGGTACCAACGAAATTGAATCAAATAAGCATATAAATTATCATCTACAAGAGCACAAAGATTTGTATTTATAAGCTTAATCTGTTTCATTTACTTATTGCACTTTCTTCCACATCCGAAGCATCCGGGCAACAATGCTCTTTCACATGTTTCATCATATCTTTATGATTTTTAGCAACATGCTTGGTGGGTTCGGGATGAGACATGTAAGAATCACGAAAAGTGGCTCCCCCACCACCACTCTTTCCACTCAAAGGTTCGGGATAATGAGTAATAATATATCCGTCTCCTTCGTCTTCTGGCTCAATTTCCATTCTTTTGAGTCCCTTCATAGGGTGCTCAGATTTCTTAGAAGATTTTTTCTCTTCGTGTTTCTTCTTGTGCTTTTCTATTGCACGGCCCAGATGTTCAGCAATACTCATGATGTCACCTTCTTAGAAATTGTAATTGTTACTGTTAATCCATCTAAAGCATTAGTTAGAGCCTGTTGAAGTGCAGGAATCATCACATTAGTAATATTTTCCTCAAGTTGGTTTACCAATGGACCGAGGGCCGCAGCATCTTGTTTAGGATCAAGAATACTCATTGTGAAAGCACTCCAATCATTTGTGCAAGTTGGGGAAAGTTCTTAGATATAACATTTTTCAATTTATCTGTATACTCATCCATCCAGTTTTGGGGAATACCAGTCTGATCTGGATTATTAGTTGCTGCATAAGCTGGGACTTCATTGGGCATTTCCCCACCACGACGAAGTGCAAGTTGTTCTGCTATTTGTTGGTAACCTGGAATTGATTGAGCAAGTTCCCGGCCGCCTGTACCAGATGCTTGATACCATTTAGATGGAATTTCATTCATGTTAGCGTGCATTTGCTCATGCTTACTAACTTTCTCTAAATCAAAATCTTGAGCATTCGGATTTAAGGTAATAACACCCTTTCCAGCTTCTTTGAGAATAGCCGGATTGGAGAGAAGAATCTTAATTATAGCCCCAGGACTAGGAGGATCATATTGACCTTCTTGATCTTTTCCTAAGTCTGCAAACCTCACAGGAGTCTTAGTGTGACGGCTCTGGGCCGGCCCGTAAGAAGTAACTAGAGCTTGAATTTCTTTTGAGGTTAATTTGTCGTCTGGCATTTAAGTATATACTTAGCTCTTAAACAAATTTCTTCAAATGAAAAAGCATCTACGAAATGCATTCCATCAGCCTGATACCACCTAAGAACCCAAGTCTTAGTTTCACGAGACTTGTAGATTTGGGGTTTCATACAAGTCCCCCAAAATGCTTCATTACTGCTGGAAGTGAATTGTTGATAGAAGGAATTTTAGGGAGTTTCTTAGGATAGGGACGGCCCAAAACTATGTGGCGAGCAACTACATTGGCCAAGTAATTACTTGGAGTTGGTGCTTTTGGAGGTTTGATAGTAGGTGTGGAGGCCATCTATTTAACTAAAGTGGAACTAAAGTAAAGAGTCACCAAAAGTCCACAGGTAAACATTACTTTACCAATATCTTGATTTTTTGGTTTCTCACTGATGTAGTACATTACTAAACCAATAAGCATTACTATTGCTGGGATTCCAAGAATAATCATTTCTTTTTCCTCGATTTCACAATTCTTTCTGCAAGTCCTTTACGACTCGTTGCTGCGAAATCGTGAAGCTGTTGGTGGCTCATTTTAAGAAGTCCGCGATTTTTCGCGTAAAGTTTTCCTGGTGAATGTTCAGCTATTGCCATCACTTCTTGTTGTGCTTTGCTTCTTGCTGGCATAGAAAATCAATCAAGATAACATGGAGTAGGCGTGTACCGACGCCTCATTCTTAAACTATTCCTCCCACGTTAATTCGTGACCTTGGCTTATTCGGTTAATATCTTTCGACATTAGGTTTTCCCCAGCGGCAACCTGGATTAGTCTCCATATTATCTTGATTCATCTCCCCTATTAATAGCTTCTTCCTTGTCGAGATCAATCACAGACGGCTGCACATTTACAAATCTGTAAGACATTTGGTCACAAAAGCGCTTTGCGCGTTCCACAACTAATTTCATATCTTTTGACGGATAATCAAAGAATGTAAATTGTGGATGGGGGTTACGACCTTGGCGGAAGTAAAGGGTGAATCTATTAGTTGTAGGAGATTCACTTGCAAGTGGTTTTCCAGGAGAAGGAGCTAGTGAAGTTGTCATCTTGGTATAAGAATAGGATTGTATCCATTAAACTGTGAATCATTAATAATTATAGTTACATTCATCGGCTTAATTTCATCTTGCTCGTCTAAGCCATTAAGAGAAAGTCCAATTTTTGTAGCCGCGATCCGGGCCGAGCTCGTATCCCCACATTTCATCTCAAAACGAACTTGTTCTAAACATTCTTCTTTAGTGAGTTGTGCTCTTTGAAGAAGTTTCTCTAGTGGTTCGTTCTTGATTTCCTGTGGTTTGTGTTCCTTCAGAACTTCGTGAATTTGACTCGGACTTAGAAGTGGCATCTGGGATATTACCGCTATTAACTTTAATGAATATTTCTTCTATTTCTTCCATAGAAGGTTCTTTATTAACTCTCAGAGGAGAATCCCTGAGACGAGAAAGAGCATAAACCTCTTTCTCACGGGGTTTGTTTCGAGTTGACATTTTTTGGTGTCGAGCAAGCATAACATTTAGTCCCTCTCTGTGTCAAATTTATATCCCCCGCAAAGTCATAGCTTCAACTAAGGATTTCTCCTTAGTGTAATAACGAATTAAAAGGTCAAATCTATTTTCAACTTCTAACTTTCTATATATCGATGTTGCATATGTATCCACAGTGCGAGGATCTATTTTCATAATTCGCCCAATTTCCTTCATTCGTTCTTTGCTTAGAAGTAAAAAAAATAATTTTTTTTCTTGAGGAGAAAGTTGAAGAATCATTTGATTTTAATTGTGATCTCACCATTACCTACTCTTGAGAAATATATTTTATTCCCTTCAGAAGTCTTCTTACAAAGTATTTTAAGAAGTTTATCCTCTGTTAACGTATCGGCAATAATATCATAATAAAATGGTTGGAAGGAAGTTTTTGTTATTTTCATATGTATCTACGTTTGTTAAGGCGCCCCATTAGACCGGCTGACTCCCAGAAGTGGGGAGGGCCGGTGGGGAGAGAACTAATAAAGATCCATAACTGAAAGATATTTGACCCGCTCCCAACCGCGTGAAACCTCTTCACTATTGCAAAATGTGACATACAAGGCATAGTTGCCAAGTACGCGAATTTGGCGTGCTCTAAGAATTGTCATAACTAAGTCTACCTCACTTCCGGCCACGGATCAAGAATTATCTTATCTTACCACTCTCTAAGTATGAAGGAATAAGGAAAGTGGTAAGTAAGAAAACTCTAGCTCTTAAGACTCGCCACAACCGCCGGATTACCCAAAAGCATGTCCTGAGCCTTGTCCTTAGCGACACGCTTTTCATCCCGCGACAGTTCTTTCGTATAGCCAAAAACCATCTTAGCCATATTTAGAACATTCGCGGCGAGTTGCTTGCTCTTTTCCTCACTAATCGTAGTTCCAGTGAAAGGAACAAGATTGCCTTCTTCATCTTTCGCCATCCAAGCGATAGAATCATCGGACTTGGCTTTTTCAGAAGTGTAAGATCGGAGACCATCATTGATAATCTTCAGAAAAGCTGCGGAGTCATTGCCAACACGCTCAAGAGCTTCTTTCGTGTTGTCAACGGGCGTGAAAGTAACTTGCTTGAATAGCGTCACGTCTGCTTTGCTATCCAAGTCAAAAACGGACTGTGTAGGTTCGAGTACGATGGGTTCCATGTTGATTTCCTTTACAAGATTGATTAGCTCCCTCTCACGTTTGCTCACCTTACGCGACCGGGCTAGAGTCTCGATCATTTGTTTACCAGTGTCCAGCTTGGCCGGTGAGAAGTGCATAGTGTGGGTTGCCATGACCAATAATAGCATAGATAAGAAATGTGTCAAGAAAAAAGTGAGAGAAAGTGAATAAATTTTTGAGGGTCGGCAGGGTCAGAGGGCATTCCTATAGGGTCCGAGTATTGACAGCGAGTAGCTGAGACCCTGGTTTAGAAGGGGCTAGAGCGGGCTAGGTGCAACGATCGGAAGGGGTTAGGAGGGAAGAGGCTTTGAAACATTCCTTGTCCCACCCCGACATTCTTGGGAATAGATTATATATATGTATATATATTATATATAAAGGACTTAGCTCATTGAAACCTTAGAGAGGCATAGGGTAAGGTAAGGTATTGACAAGAGGGGCTAAATCCTGTAGTGTCATCAGATAGATAGCGACCTTGGCAGACTCAAAAAACCCTACCCATAGGGATAAGGACGTGCTGGAAGCCACTTCGAGCTAACCTACTCATTCCAAAGCGAATATAGCTCTTGACACGGTCGCATCCAGGGTGTACACTCGGTCATGCCCCTACTCACTCCCCACTGGAACGCCCCACCCAAAAAGCCACGTGTCCAGCGAACAAGTGAAGAAATCAAGTCTCGACAACAAATGAGAGACAAGAAAAAGTATCAAAAGAAATTAGATGCAAAAGTGTATGACCCTTCCACTATGACTCTCTTAGAAAGATCGAGTCTCGAAAGATCAAAACTAACAAGATTGCATCACAACAGAGACATTAAGATTGGTGGTCCGTGGGGTCCGATCATTGCACGGCGTGTAGCAAGGTGCTTAGTTGCAATGAACCCAGAAGTGGATATATTGATACTTACAAATACAATGGCGTCGAAACCACCTTACAACGAATGGAATAAAGAATACTTTGATGTATTCGTAAGATATCATCGAACTACTTTTGACGGCCAACGGATTCCCGAGATTGGAGAGATATGACTAGAAAGTTTGATCCCTACAGGTATCTAACAAATGTTATTAATTATCTTAGGTTCGGACCACATCCTACAGAAACAAGAGAACCTGATAATAATGATAAAACTGCAATTGAGATTCTTATTTACTTACGGAGTAGACTCTAATGTGTCCCTTCTGTAATCTCCCACTCGAAGCTTACGAGATAGAGTTAAACCACAAATGGCACAAAGCATGTGCAAAGTGCCATTATTGCCAACATGAAGTGACTCATGAAATGGCCGAGCAATGCGTAAGCAAGGCGGCAGAAGGCGACTACATTCTACCACCATCGCAAATGCTTTACCATATGCCGTGTCACGAACGCGCATTGATGGAACAATTTAAGAATAAAGAATTTCCCATTGTTCAAGAGCAATTGGACATTCTGAATAGGTTCTTGCTTACTTCAAAAGAAGAGATTCCGCTCACTCTTGACGCATTGTATCCCCTGTTACGCAATTTACAGCAGGCGGCCGCCAATGTGAGCATCGCCATTAATCGCAAGAAAGATAAGATTAAGATTCGCGACGTAGCTGCATGGCGCGAGACTACCGAGATTCGAGAGACAATCAATAAAGAGGAAAAGGCTAAGATTGAAGCTAAGAAAATTAGACTCCAATCTGAGAGAGCTGATCCTAAGTTACGCGACAGACGAAAAGCTATCACTGGACTAATGTCTGCATTCGGACTCAGTGAGCAAGACGCATCGGCTATGCTCGATAAGAAAGAGGCGAATTAATGGAATACCTACAACAATTTGAAGAGATTAATAAACTAAAGTCTGAGGACTTTGTTAATCCTTTAGATCAGTACTATCCTAAATGGTTTGAAGATTGTTTAGATAGTGCAGAATATTGTATATCAAAAGGTAATTTAATTAATGCCCAAGCTTATATTAAAAAAGCTCAAAGGTATCTAGAAGAACTTAAGAGAATCTATGAGAAAGAGGCAAACTAATGAAATGGAATTATTGGAAATGTATTGTAAGAAAAAATGGTTCCCTACCAGGAAGATCAAGAAAAAAACCTAGAATGTGGTTAGTTGTTGTTATTGAAACTGGACGAACTGTTTCTCAACATAATTCATGGAAAAAAGCAGTTAATAACGCTATTTTCTACCAAAAAATGATGAATAGAAAATCAAATGCCTAGACTTCTTTCACCGTGTCCGATTTGTGAGAAACCACTAGTTCTCAAAGGTGAGTGTCCCATTGGCTCTGATGTTTTCAGAGAATACAAATGTGGACATAGCTTCTACGAAGAACAGCAGCAGCTAAGCGAACATGGAAAGATCCAATTCACAAAATCCCTCAACGAGAAAAAAGAAGCCTTCGGATTCCAGATTGAAGGTTTGGAATTTATTGCTAAAAGTAATTACAACTGTCTCATTGCTGATCCAATGGGATTGGGAAAGACTATTCAGGCTCTCTTGGCCGCCCGCAACGGGAAGTTCAAACGGATTCTTGTACTTTGCAAAGCTTCATGCGGCTACCAGTGGTTTGAAGAGTCGAAAGAATGGTACAGCCAAGACTTGTGGAGTGCCTTTCTCATTAATGGTACGAAAGCTTTCATCCCGCCCGGATTCGGTGTCTACATCATGTCAATGGACACTATGAGTCGTTTCGTCAATAATAAGGAAAAGTTTAAGGAACTAAAAGGCTTAGACTTCGATATGCTTATTGTGGATGAATGCCATAGCTTTAAGAATCCCGATAGTGCACGGAGTCAGGCGCTTGTAGCATTCTTACAAGATATTTCGCACACTGAAATTGACAGAGTGTTGAGGCTTAATTGTCCGATGTGTAGACACTCATGGACTGAAACAGCTAAGATTAAAATTAATCTAAGGGATAGCAAATCATCTGCTACTGTCCGCCATTACACTCAATGTCCACAATGTGGAGGATCTTTAGCACAATCGGCACAAAAGGATGTACTTGAGACTGAAGAAAGAAAGAAACTAGGACTTATTCTTCTATCTGGCACTCCTATTAAGAATCGTGCCGACGAATATTTTATTCCACTTAACTTGCTCCGGCCCGGAGTATTTACAAGTCTCACTCAATTCAGACGTCAGTGGCTCCAGCAAGATCCATATAGCGGAAAGTATAATCGTTTCTTGCCTTACAAATTTGACGAGTTTGAATACCAGACTCGAAACTTTATTATCAGACGTGAGAAAAATCAAGTCTTGAGCCTTCCACCATTTCGTCGGGCCATCGAAACGATACTTATTGAAGATCCGAAAGTAAAGCTTGCATACAATAAAGAATTAGCCAATCTTGCATATGCGGCAAGCAAGTCAAATCTAAACTTTTTTGATGTCCAAGATAATTTGATGACATTGCGTCGCATTACTGGAATGGCCAAAACTCAATTTGCCATTGAGTATGTAGATCTATTCTTAGACACAGTTGAGAAAGAAAAGATAGCAATAGGAGTACATCATGAAGCGGTCAGAGATAGACTCTTTTACGAACTACAGGAACGCGGTTTTAATCCCCTTAAGCTATCTGGAGAAGATAGTGCCGAGCGGAAAAACCAGATTGTCAAAGATTTCACTAATGATCCACAAAAGCGTGTGCTTATTGTTAATATGCTTGCTGGTGGTGTGGGCCTTAATTTACAAGTTTGTAATAATGTCCTAGTTCTCGAACGTCAATGGAATGCGGCCGATGAGGAACAATTTGAAGGACGATTCCATAGACAAGGCCAGCCGCTCCCAGTTTTAGCAGAATACATGATTGCTAAAGGTACGATTGATGAATACTTTAGTAATCTTGTGGAGTCTAAGAGACAGATATGCGGAGAAACACTCGATGGGTGGGACTTCACAAGTGACCCCAACGCATTAAGAGACTTAGTAGATCAGACATTGAGCCATAAATTATGATTATTCCATCAAAAGCTTGGAAAAAGAATCGAGATCGAATGGTTAAAAGAAGTTTATCGCATCTTCATTTAACTGAAGTTAATCCAGGTCCAGATTCTTTTAAACTACGATATGACTATATAGCTACAAGGGCTGATATAGTTAAAGTAATTGAAGATATTATGCTAGATACTGAAAGACTCTGTAAATATTATTATACTCATTCCAATGCCTAAACAAATCCTCATTCTCGACTCTTCTCAATTAAGTACTTATCTCGAATGCCCCGAAAAGCATTCTCTAGTGAATATTGAGCATCTAACAAAGTCCAACACTCTTGACGATCCGATGGTAGCAGGCACTTTGATGCACAAATATCTTGAACTTTATTACAAAGCCAAGGGCATTGGAAAATCAAATGACATTGCTACTCGGGCGGCCCTCGACTTCAATCCTGATGAGAAAGACGAAACTGACAATCACGACTATCCACTTGGATTGCCTTTACGTAAACAGATAGTTGATCGTTTTCTCGAATACACGATGGTCTATGGTCAGTCAGATTACGAAGTTGCGACACGGCCAAGCTACAAAGTAACTATAGATGAACACGGTCTGCCAGTAGATTCTTACGAAGGTGAGCCTCTAATAGAACAAGGATTTTCTTATGAATTACTCAATACAAATGAATATCTATTTATACTTGAGGGACGGATTGATTTTATTGGAAGTACACATGGATCCCCCCTCTGGATGGATCATAAGTTACAATTTAGGAAAAGGTCTTTGTACAAAAAACGTATCCAATTTAGAAACTATTCGCTTGCTTTGGGATACAATCTCGGAGTGATTAACTACATCCGAATGGCCAAAGATGCATCCAAAGAGACTCTTGTTAGAGAACCAATTAGTTTCTCTTCTTACGAAAATAGACTTTGGCGTGAAGAGCTAATTGACACCTATATTAAGATAGCTAAGGATCAGAGAGAAGGGCATCCTAGACTTAATCGAGACTCTTGTGAAGGCAAATATGGCTACAAATGCCAATTCACTGATATTTGTGAAGAAACATCTGAAGTGACTAAGAATGCTATTAAGATGAGAGATTTTGTGAAGAGAAAGGAGTGGAAGCCGTGGTAAGTGTACTTCAAGATTGGGTAATGGAATTACCATTAAGGTATCAAGGTACTTTACTTACATCTGTAAGAGGATGTGATAATGAACCTAAACAATGGACTTCTACAGGAGTGGTATATTCTCAAGGTCGTCGAATAACTGCATTCATACGTTTTTGTTTTATGAATCCTGCTGACCCTAGAGAAGTAGATAAAAAAGAGGGATCATTCTTTATGTCTAATCCACCCGATCCATTTAAACCCTCTTCATTAGGACATTTACCTCTACATTGGTATTCTCATATAATGCACGCTCTTGAGATTATAGGGTATTACCATCCAGATTTAGTTTTAAGAGATAAAGCATATAAAATGTATTGTGAATTAGTACATAATTTACATTTAAATTGTGAATCTGTGACAAGATTACATGAAAGATTAACCGAAGATAGAATTGCTAATAACACGGTGGTATCTTAAATGAATCTCCGTTCCCAACTTTTCTCTAGACTCCCAGACGACAAGAAAAAGTACTACTTCTTACGCCGATCACGTCTTGAATATCAATTTATTTTAGATCCTCTCATATTTTGTACATCAGATAAAGAAGAGGTATTTAAGATGTTAAAAATTTATGAAGATGCCGGAGTTGCTTGCTATGTAGAAGATAGAGAAGGGAAGAGATTAAGTTAATATGGCTTCTTTAAACCATATCCACACCTACATCCGTCGCACAGGTAGTGACAAACTCCCTTGGCGAGAATCTACCTTCAAATGTGCTGATGTCCATTGTACACAAATAGCATTAGCTATTGATTTAGAGGGAAAAGCAAGCATATGTGCCAAGTGTGGTCTTAACGAAATCATACTGGATCATGACCAGCTTAAGCTTGCCCGCCCGCGATGTACCGAGTGCTCACTGTCTCGAAAAGACAAAGAAAGAATAGAAGCTAAGAAAAAATTAGAGGAGATGGGAATACTATGAATAAATTAAAAGAAGCCCAAAAATTAATTACAGAATTTATGCAAGAAAGACCAGAAGATATTTTAATTGTTACCATTACTTTTACTGCCGCAGGTTGGGTAAAATTTATGGATAGAATGGGTAGGGATATAGTGTCGATCGAGATAGGAAAACCTGATGCCTAAAGCTTCTGATCTCACTCCCGAAACCCGTTTTGTTGGTCTTTTTGTAGGTCAAAGTGGAAGTGGCAAAACTGTTGCAGCGGCCAGCTTTCCATCACCTATCCACATTAATGATTTTGATGGACGCATTCGTGGTCTTCTTGGAGCACCTTGGATAGATCGAAGTAAGATAACTTATGATTACTTCCCACCAAAATCCGACGGCCTAATACCCGAGCTGAATAAGAAACTTGAAGTATTCTCTATTCAAGCCCGTACCGGCCAGCTAGATGTAAAAACCCACATTACAGATTCTATTACAAATGAGTGTTATGCCTTCATCTGTCAAGCTATTTCTATGACTCATGGCACAGATAAGGAAAGAAAAGGAAAATGGATCGGTCCCGTTTCTATGGCCGGCCCAGAAGATTACGGATTGGAAAGCCAAGCCGCGAGC